TGATAACGATGCACTTACATTTACTTGTGCACAGGATGGTCATCAAACTGATCACACATATCCTAGAGCACACGACCCTGTTAGTGGTAATTGGATCAAGGTTCAGAACGTAACACCTGGTGGGTTTGATATTAACGTCCTAGATGTTATTCCTTCTACCAACCAGACAGTACATACATTCAAGTCTGGTGTTGCTCATAGTATTAGCAGAGGAGCTATTAAGGGTGGTGGTATTTACAATCACACTTATGTTGGTGCTGCTACTAACTGTGTTAAGCAGAAGAGAGACCCATCCTTCGAGAAAGGACAAGAGATTACTAATGTTGGAACTACTTCACACACATTAACTAACGCTATCTACAGACCTGAGACTGGTGTGATGACACTCACCATCCCAAGTCACGGATTTAGTGCTACTACTACGAAGACTGCAACTACAGGTACATCTTACAATCCTAATACTGGTATTCTTACTATTAAGACAACCAATAACCACGGATTCGTTAATGGTGACAAGATTAAGATTGCTGATAATGGATTAACCTTTACTTGCACACAGGCAGGTGGTAATCATTCTTATCCACGTACAACTGACCCTGCAAGTAATAAGTGGTTGACTGTAATGAATCAGAATGGTACCGATGAATTTGATGTCAATGTAGGTTACTTCTTCGGTCAAGGTCCAATCTCTAATACCACAACTCATACATTTGTATCTGCTACAACAGATGGTATTGAGAAGGCAAATGATAAGATCAAGATGGCAGACGGATCTATCACATTCAGTTGTGGTAAAGATGATTATGCTACAGATCACGCATATCCAAGAGCAACAGATCCTTCACATAATGAGTGGTTACCACTTTCTAATGTATCTACTCATCAGTTTGATGTATTTGTTGGCCGTGCAAACTTAGATAAGACACCTCATACATTTGTATCTGCTACTTCTGGTGGTATTACAAGACCTGATGGTACCATACAAATTAACGTTGGTACATCTTCTAACGTATCTCCACATACTTGGCAGAGTGCATCAGCTGATGCAATCATTGCTGGTGGATCTTATACTCATAAGTTCATAAGAGCTGAGAAATTCCCAGTACGTTCTGGTGGTGCTTACTCACACGAGTTTGAAGCAAATGTAACTAAGACACCTAGAGATGCTGCATACAACCCAACAACAGGTGTAATGACATTGACCATCAATGGTCACGGAATGGTTGCTGGTGATTATATTAAGATTGCTGACAATTCACTAGTATTCAGTTGTGGATTTGGTGGAGGAGGACAGGTTAATAAGTCATATCCTCGTTCTACTGACCCAGCTAGCAACTCATTTATGCCTATCACTGTTGTTGATCAGGATAATATTAGTGTACAGGTTCTAGCATCTGCTCCTTCCACAAACACAGACGCACATACATTCATATCTGCTGAAGCACATTGTGTAACTAAGGCATCTGTAATTACTGGTGGTAATTATTCACACACATTCATTAGTTCTAACAACAACTCTATTACAACCTACTCTAATGCTGGTGGTACAAGATGTACTAACGAGGCTTCTGGTATTACAACATTGATGGGTATTCCTATCAACCTATTTGGTACTGGTGCTTCTAACCCTAACGCTTATATGGCTGGCATTGTGAAGACCATCCCAGGTGAGTGGCCTTGTACTGGTGAACGTGCTGTACGTAGAGACATATCAATAACCTATGATAGTACTACATTCTGCCAGACAGAGCAATCTGCAGTTAATACCCTGTGGGATATAGTTATCAACACTGTTGATCAAGCAGCACAAGGTAATGCAAGTCATCTTGGTACTGTAACTAGAACTGCTCCTACAACTACTAATACTAATTACATTGGTGGTACTTGCTATAACGTTACCTCTGCATCACATACCTTATTCAATATCATCCTTGATACACTTGGTGGTGGTACTGAAATGTATGCTCAGGCAGCACGTCTGTTGATGTACAACAACGTTTACATTAGAGATGAGTCTATGTCAGAGACTTTAGGTACCTATCCTGGGTACGGTGGAGTCAATACATTCTCTGATGATATTCTTAAGGCATTCATTTACGACTTCATTACTGCTGGTAATGCCAAGACACTTGGATTAGTCAGTAGCTGGTTTGACTCTGAAGGTACCTTCATTGCATTCCCTGCACTATTCAGAACTCGTGTTATCTTCCACTTTGAAGCTATCAAGAGATATATGATCAATGTTCTAGAGCAAGATGCTGTAGATCCTGGTCCATATGAAAATACTCCTGCATATACTAACAAAGAACTTCGTGCTACAAAGACTGCTGTAGATAAACTAAGGTCGTTGTGTCACTTAATAGATGTTGCTTTAAACAGATCAACTTATCCAACAACTTACGTATCACATACTTTCGATCCTGGTAACAGCGTATCTAACGGTGGAATTGATATTGTTGGACATAAGTTCGAAGCTTATGATCAAGTTAAGTACGTTGCATTAGGTGCAATGATAGCAGAACTTGATAGAGAGAATTATTACATACATCCACATACTACTGCAGATAGAGTATTCTTATGTGAGTATATTGATGGTGAAGTAGTTTATATTAATCCTGGTATTACTGGTGAGACTCATAGTCTTGCAATAACAAGGGTTGATGGAGTTCATAGAGTACCAACAACTTACGGTTCACGTGACGTTCCTACTCCTATTAATGGTGGTATTAACCTCGCTGACGTATGTTACGGTACAACCACTGGTGCAACTGGTGAGATTGTAAGAATCGCAGATAACCACGCAGACATATACTACGTTGTTACTTACATTGAGTGTAATAACTTCTCATCATCTCCTAAGTTGGAGAATGGTGAAGCAGTTGTTGTACAAGGTGCAACAGGTAATACTGGATCTGTTCTTGCTACAGATAATGCTACTTACATCAAGGTTGTTAACCCTGTTGGTGTATTCAACGCAGCAGACGTACTAGAAGGTGTAACATCTGGTGGTACCGCAACTGTAGTTTCTACACATAGCAGAATCTTAGTTAACTTCCGTCAGGGTGAGTTCTTCGCTAATGATAAGATATACTCTGCTGATTCTGGTTCTAAGGCAAATGCATTGATCGTTAGAAATAACAATGGTGCACTACTTGATAACCAAAGAGGTCGTGTTACATTCGATATTGATACAATTACTGGTGAGTTTGCTCCTAACGATGTTATCTACGGTTCAGTTACTGATCAGATTATTGAGATTGAAGCGTTCGCTACTCTACCAAACTTCGGTGAGTACGTACACGCAAGAGATATTACAAGGTTAACTTACTCTGCATTCATTACTGATACTGGTATAACAGATAGTATTGAGGTTGGTGATGTATGTCAGATCTTCTCTGGTGGTGCTGTTCTAACACCTAACTGGACAGTTACTGTAACTGAGAAGGATGAAGGTAACCAGTACCTATACGTATGTAATAGTACTAACGCTCCTGAGGGTGTTACTATTTCTGATATTGCAAGTAACTCACAGTACACTTTAGGTAAGTTACCTGAAGGTTCTAACTTCCCAAGTATTTGGACTCTTATTGCTGCTGCTCAGGTTACTTCTACCACAGCATACGGTAGAATCGAGAAGATTACTCAGTTAGGTACTAAGGCAACCTTACATCTAGGTGATACTGAGGGAAGTTTCCAGAAGAACGCACAAATCATTGGTGATAATGGATTCCAAGGTGCTTGTTCTGCTGCTAGAACCCTACGTGGTCGTGTAAGAAGATACTTCAGAGGATTTGATGGAACTCAGATGAACTTCAAGTTAACTGAGAATAACGGTACCGCATACTTCCCAGATCCTTCAGGTCATATGATGATCTTCGTGAACGGAATCTTGCAGCCACCTGGTGCTGATTACTCCTTCACTGCATTCTCAGATAACATTCAGTTCACTGAAGCACCTGCTGCTGGATCTAGTTTCCACGGTGTATACGTAGGTAAATTGAGACAGTTAGATGATATTGGATTCGACTTTGACTCATTACGTAACTCCTTCAACTTGAAGTTAGGTGGAGTATTCTACTCACTAACATTGACTGAAGGTGTACAGTCCAACACGATTAGACCTGAGAACAACATTATTTGTCAGTTGAACGGTGTTATACAGGAACCAGGTATCGGTTTTGAGATCGTTGGTTCACGTATAATCTTCTCTGAAGTACCTCGTGCAGGTTCAACATTCGTTGCATTCTCTTACATTGGTTCTGACGTTGACGTTATCGCAGCAACAGTGGTACCACCTATTGAAGCTGGTGATGATTTAATAATTGAGGGTGAGGAAGAGAACAGAACAGTTGCTCTAATTGAGTCTTCTAACTCACTAATTACCTTCGAATACTCTGGTGCAGTTAAGGGACGTAACGCAGACGCTCTAGCAACTATAGAGAAGGGTCGTGTTACCAAGGCAGTTCTTACTGGATCTGGTGATGGTTATAGTACACGTCCAAACGTTGATGTTATTTCTTCCTCTGGATTCGGAGCTAAGATTAAAGCATTGGTTGGTCTCGCACGTATTGATGTTAAGAACGCAGGTCAAGGTTACGTACAACCAATTGTTAATGTAGAAACAACTGTTGAAGATAGTTTCCTCGGACCTACAGGTGCTGCTCTAAACGGTGGTATAGACATCTACGATCCAGGCTGGCAAGATCCTGAGGGCGGTTCAACTCCTGACGAGCAATTTATTACCATTAGTACCCCACCTGTTAGTGTAACAGTTAACCAAGGTCAGAGTGCTGCATTTACAATAATTGCTACTTCCTCTAACGGTTCTACCCTCTCCTACCAGTGGCAGAAGAAGGAATACGGTACCGATAGCTGGCTCAACGTTGACGGAGCAACAACCGATAGTATTAGTATTGCATCTACTCAACAGGGTGATGGTGGAGATGAATACCGTGTTGGTGTTACATCACCTGGCGCAGTTCCAGTTCTATCTACTGCAGCAGTCCTTACAGTTAACGTCGGTGCATCAACCGTTGATAACTTCACACCTGATCAAATCTTTGATGACAACTAAATAAACATATGGCAGCCACAGGTTCTTACAATCCAGGGACAAAAGTGCTGACAGTTACAGGGGATGGTATGCCCACCCCAGTATCTGCTGGTACATTTCCTAATGGAAATAACGCAAATACTATTGCAGCATATACGTTTAACCACGATTTTGTATATCGTGGTGGTGAGAATACTTCAGGAGCAACTACGGTACAAATAGGTGCCATTGGTGTTGCTTCTAATGGTGTAGTCATATTTAACCCTTCTGGGGGTGATGCTGGTTCTCCTCCTGCTGGATTTCATTATGTAGCGGCAGGTAACAATGCTCCTATAAACTTAGGAGAAGACTCCTGTGGTGGTACACCTAATACAAATAATCAGTACTTTTATGATGATAGTAGATTTATAGAATGCTTTAAAAATAACCAGGTAATATCTGGTTATAATGATTATTATGGTTCATCACAATACAATGGCGATAATATGCGTCATCCTGATGGACACTCAAAGATTATAGGTTTTTGTTTTGATGGTTATCCTGTTTATGGTCCTTGGGCTTATACAGACCCTAATAGCAATACATCTGCTGTAATAAGGATGATAAGTGGATATACTGTAAGAGAAGATGAAGCGAATGGTAGACCAGCATACGATTTAACATATCCTGCTGGATGCTTTGTAGAAGACTGGGAGTATACAGGTGTTAATGCTGGTGCATTAGATACTCACAACGGTCGGTACTGTAAGACACCTGAATTTCCTAATGGTACGTTTGCATATTTCGTCACTGAGGACGGAAGTGGTAATCCTATTTTCCCATTTATGGTTGGGTTTACTTCAAAGCAAGCGTTAGATAAACCTGATAATGATGGCTATGCACCCCCTCCAGAAGCAGGTGGTGGCGACGGTGGAGATGGTGGTACTCAAACTCCAACTCTTGTTATTACTTACCAGCCTGTTAATGCAACAGTTGCTGCTGGTAATACACAAAACTTTAATGTAGTCGCAGAAATACAACCTGAAGCTGGTACCATTGCATATCAATGGCAAGTATCAACTGATGGTGGATTTGCGTGGTCAAACCTTAGTGGTGATACTAATAGTACACTAACTATTTTAGCGGTAGCCTATATGACAGGTTATCGTTATAGATGCATATTGACAGGTCCAGTTGGTGCTGCAACTCCTGCAGACAACTCACCACTTGCATCTAATTTGGCAATTCTTACTGTGACAGGTTCTGGTTCTGGAATCGATTATGCTTCTATCCAAAAATGGGATAGTAACGTAGGTACATTTGATATGACTCCAGTGGATGTATCAAGGGATAATAACAACCCTGATTTCACTAGAAATAACGTAAGATTTGACAATACCTCAGAAAACTTTGATATGACATAAATACTCCTGTAGAAATAGTCCCCAATTATGGCTAAGCAAAATGTAAACATTGGTGTATCAGCCAATGATGGAACTGGTGATACCTTACGAGACGGTGCTATCAAACTCAATAATGTTATTAATGAGTTGTATGATTACCTTGGAGACCAGACGAACCTCCAGATCTCAGTAGGATCTCCTTCGACCAATCAAGTCCTTAAATGGAATGGTTCAGTATTTACTGAGGGACAACTTGCTGCTGCGAATTTAACAGACGTTGATATTTCAGGTATAACTAACGGACAAGTACTTAAGTGGAATACTGCTAACTCACGCTTTCAGCCAGGGGACGACTTACAAGGCGGTGGTGGCGGTGGTTCTTCTATCACTAATCTTACCAACAATGGTAGTGATGAGGTTGTTATTTCTACAAACTTCCTTCCTAATAGTGACAATACTTATGACTTAGGTTCTAGTACACTACGTTTCAGGGATGCATACTTAGTCAATGCTTCTCTATGGCTTGGTGATACTGCTATCTCAAGTGATGAGACTACACAAGAATTCCAAAGAAAGAAGAAGCAGGTACATACTGTACAAAGTATAGACACTGGTGCTACTCGTACTATAAGTTCTAAACTAGCATCCGAAAACTCTACTCAAGAAGAGAAGTTTAGAAACCGTTTCAGTGTTATGAAGGCTGGTACCAGTCTAGAGATTCAAGACTCTCTTGGTGCTAAAGCAGAAGTTGCCTTTGCTGCATTTACTGCTGAGAATGGTGGTGCACGTGGTTTCATTACTGTTACTGCTGCTGGTGCTAACCAATCACAAGCAATTTCAACAGCAGCTGATATTCACATTACATCTAAGAGTAGGATAGTAAGTGAGGATGAAGCTGGTAAGGTTGATATTGGACAGAAACTTGATTTCGCTGGTGGTGCTATAGAAATTGATAATGACGGTATATTAGAACTTCCATCTACAGGTGGTATTAGATTTGGTGCTTCTGGATCTAATAAGACTATCGATTTTGATGGTAATGACAATGTAGTACTTGCTCAAGGTACTGAGATACAGTTTGGTTCTACTGCTGCCAATAAACTTAGTATGGATGCAAGTGGTAACCTAACGTTACCTGATGCTGAACTACGTTTCGGTGCTGCTGGTAGAACGATTAAAGTTGATGCTAGTGGAAACCTTGAACTTGCTGCTGATGGTGAGATCAAGATTGGTACTAAGAGACTAAAGATTGGTACTAACGGTACACTCGATGTTGCAAATGATGGTACTAACTTCGCTGAAGTTGGTGGTGGATTCCAAACTCAGGTTGGTAATGCTCCTGCTGGTGCATCCATTATTAAAGGACATAACAACTCAACTATCTTTAAACCTTCTCCAACAACGTTGTATAGGTTTACTGCTCCTGATATGAATAACTATAACGTTAAGGGACCTGGACTTCCTGCAGGTGGTACCAATAACGTTACTCTTATTGTGTACAGAGGATTTACATATGACCTTGACAATCAATCAGGTTCTTCACACCCATTAAGAATTCAGTCTACAACTGGTTTGTCTGGTACTGAATATACTACAGGTGTTTCAGGTGATAAGGAAGCTTTACAGACATTCACGGTACCTCTCGACGCACCAGCTACCTTATATTATCAGTGTACAGCTCACACTAATATGACTGGTTCAATTGATGTTAGATAACTAGATGGCAAGAACAGTCCCAGGGTCAGGTGCAGTAATTGAGCCAATCTTTAACAGTACGTATGGTATAAAGGACGTATTTGTTTCAGAAGGTGGCACAGGATATATTGCGACAGATCCACCAAAACTAACTATAGGAAATTGCGGTACGCCTCTTGTTGAGGCTATTTTAGAGCCGATAATTACTAATGGTCAGATTGCTGCGGTTAAGGTATTGCATCCTGGAGAGGGATACGATCCATTTAGAATTAAGATTGAGAATGCTGGATCAGGATATGGTGCAGTTGCAAAAGCATTCCTTTGGGAAGAAGATCAAGTAGATACACAGGGAAATGTATTAGCACCTGCTGGATCCATTAATTATATTCAAATGTTGTCTAATGGAGACAACTTTTTTACTGATGAAACTACTGCTGTCATAAATGGTGGTGGTGGATCTGGTGCTGAACTACGACCTGTTACTGGTTTAGTTACTGGTTTGTCATTAGAACAGGCTGGTGCTAACTATGAAAATGGAGATATTAATTTAATTGTCTCTGGAGGTGGTGGACAAGGTGCTACTGGTGTTGCTGATGTTGACCAGTTTGGTATAATCAAACAGGTTAACGTAACTAATGAAGGTGAGTTCTTTGAGACCCCACCTGTTATCCTACTAAACGGAGGTGGTGGAGGTGGTGCCAGAGCTCAAGCGACGGTTGATTTGGGTGCTATCACGGGCATCGACATACTTGACCCTGGGGGCGGTTATGCTGTTGCACCACAAGTTATATTTACAAGAAAAACTGATCTCGTCAAAAAGAGTCGCAACAGACAAGCGTTTAACTCGACTATCTATAACCTTACAGGTTTACTTACAGATGTTGGAATTACAGACCAGTCAATATATGTTGAAACTACAGATCCGTTTCCTGGATCTGGAAAAATCCTTATTGGAAGAGAAGTAGTAAGGTACACTGGTAAGACAGCTACATCATTTACTGGATGTGATAGAGCAGTTAACTTTAGGTATGATCAGAAAGTAACTCTTGATGCATTAGCAGACGATCCTAATACTGGTATCTCCACGTATAAATTTAATGTAGGAGATCGTGTTATTAGAACGTCAGAGAGTTCTAGTAATAAGATTGCACGTGTATATGACTGGGTACCTGCTGATAAAGCATTGTATCTGGTATTTGAGGTTGATAAACTAGCGTTCATTGATGGTGGGTCATCAATGGTAACGTCACAGGTTATTGACTTTACTGCTGGTATTGCAGCATCTAGTGCTACTGGTATTGAACCACATATTCTAATTGATCTAGTTGGTTCAAAGATATACCAGTTAACAGATCCAATACAGATTATACAAGATAAGGCATTTGAAGATGATGATGAATTATCTGGTGCTGGTGATGGTATACCTGACTTAGTTAATACAGGTACCGATTTTGAAGGTGCAATTAACCTAGATGGTGGTATTGCATCATCTCTATATGGATTAGAAGAGACCCTTGGTGGACAAAATACATCTTTGTTTGCTACAGGTGATCAGATGACTGATGCTAGTTTACCTGCTAGATCCCCAACAGTTTCTGTTGCTGGTGCTCTAGGTGATGGTGAATTACATTTATCAACTATTGAGTTTACATTTATGACAATGGCAAATGCATACAACTTTGGCATTGGTGAAACTGTCCTCGGTAGTCTTAGTGGTGTACAGGCAACTGTAGTCTCTTGGGACTCAACAACTAAGGTACTAGTGTGTAAAGACCCTGTTGCTAACGGTGGTAATTACCTCTGGAATAAGAATGAATCTATCGGTGGACAAGCCTCTGGAGCGTCAGGCACTCTAAGTGGAATTGAATATCCATCATCCGTTCGAAACGAGCCTGATTAAACCCAGTATAAATAAAAAGAAGGCACAAGCTAGCAATGGCATTACTTACCGATCAATTTAGAATTTTCACCGCAGAAAAATTCATCAAATCGCTGGAAGGTCCCGATAAAACTCAGAGCGATATAGCTGCTGGTGCAAATCGTGATCGTCTGTATGTTTTCATTGGTAGACCGCAAGAGTGGGACAATGAGAACAATCCTCCTACTCCTATTGATTCTTTCCAAGAATTTTCAGACTCATATGATGATATGATCTCTATGAAGAGAGTCTTAGCTAATGACTCTATTCAAGTCATACGTCGTATAGACTGGATACCCCCAGAACAAACCACTGGTGGTTTGGGTTACGTGTACGATATGTACCGTCACGATTATAGTTCCAGTAAGACTGCTTCTTCTGGTGCTACTAAACTATATGATGCTGATTTCTATGTTGTTAACTCGTCTTATCAGGTTTACAAGTGTATCTACAACGGGACAAGTCCTTCTGATCCTAATGGTAAACCTAGTACTGTTGAGCCTACTGGCACCTCCACTTCGATTATCACAACTGCTGACGGTTACCGTTGGAAGTATATGTTTACGATCCCTGTTGGTCAGGTCTTGAAATTCTTCTCAGGCGATTATATGCCTGTGTTAGTTGACACTGCTGTACAATCTGATGCCGTTGGTGGTGAGATAGATACAGTGGTTATACAATCATCTGGTTCTGGTTACAACAATGGTACATACGAAAATATCACGATCAAGGGAGATGGCACGGGCGGTAGGATTAGTATCGTTGTGGACGGCGGTCGCATTGTTAGTGCTACTGTAACGTCTGGTGGATCTAATTATTCCTTTGGTAAGGTAATTATCGATGAAGTTAACGGTATTGGTGCTGGTACTGGTGCTGGTGGTGCCATTGATGTCATCATCGCACCGAAAGGAGGACACGGATCAGCCCCGTCTATCGAATTGGGTGGTTTTCGTGTAATGATTAACACGAAGTTTACCTACTCTGAAGGTTCAGGTGACTTCCCAACTGATAACGATTATCGTCGTATTGGATTAACTCTTAATCCATTCAAGTACGGTACCGAAGAATTAGCAGATGCTATTACATTATCAGTTACAAATGCTGTAATATTCTCTCCTGATTTTACAGGTACATTTAACACTGATGAAATCATCACACAAACAAGAACTGTTGGTGGACAACAGGTTACTGCTCGTGGTCGAGTTGTTTCCTGGAACAGTGTTACTAAAGTTCTAAAGTATTTCCAAAACAGGGTTGATGGTATCTTCCCTGAAATTACAGGTAACAAAGTGGAATTCTCTGGTGGTAACACCATTGTAGGTTCTGGATCTGGTACATCCGTTGACCCAGACATTAACTTCCCTGTGGTACCTGGTGAAGCAACTCGTGTTATTAATAACACTGAGTACGATCTCGGTATGTCATTCACCTCTGGTTACGCCAAACCTGAAGTGAAAAAGGACTCTGGAAAAGTCATCTACATAGACAATAGGAGAGCAATCTCCCGTGCTGGCGACCAAATTGAAGACATCAAGATCGTAGTAGAGTTCTAAAACAATGCCACAGAATACCAATCTGAATATATCTCCTTATTTTGATGATTTCAATAAGGAAAATAACTTCTATAAGGTTCTCTATAGACCTGGATATCCTATCCAAGCTAGGGAACTTACTACGATGCAATCCCT